TCTTGTTCATAATCAAAAAATCCTTTTATTTGTTTTAACATTTTATCAACTTCTTTTTTACTTATATTACAATTAGAACAAAACCCAGAGTCATTATATATTGACAGTTGTTCTCCACAACCACCAAGACATAATCTCTTTTTACCTTTTCTTTTTTGTCTACGAGTTATTTGATATCTTTCTGCTATCTTTATTTTAGTAGCCTGCTCTCTACAAACATCTCCACAATAAATTTGATAACTTACTTTAGGGTCAAAAACCGTATCACATCTATCACATAGTTTCACTTAATTCCTTTAGAGATTCTATCTTAATTATTCCATCTCCAGCCTCATCGCATGTTTTTCTTACTGGACACTTTTTACAAATCTTGGCATTACTTCTATAATTTTTAATAGGTAGTTGTTTGTTTTTCCAAGCATCAGAGATAGATTCCATCCACTCAAATGTATTGTCTATCCATCCTCTGTAGTGATCGTTTACCTCAATAGGAAATAATAATAGTTCATGATTATTTTTATTCTCATAAATAATAATTCCCTTAGATCTTTTTAACACTTTCATATATATTAAAGTTTGTGCTACGTGATCCTGTTTAGGTTTACCCACTCTTTTTCTATATTCAAATGCTTCATTATTTTGAGTCTTTATTTCTCCAACAATTTCTTCATCGTTCCAAACAATCATGCAGTCTCCGTAACCAAAAATTGGAGGGTTGGAACTAATAACCTTAAACTCTGTACTATCTTCCAGTTCTTTGGTTTTAGGATTTTCTTTTTTATATATTTTAACAATGCCAGATTCCAGCAATGCTTTTTCAATTCTGCTATGAGACAATGTTCCGCTACTCATATTTGCTATATCATATGGCGTGCTATAACTTTCAAATATGGCTCCCTCAAAAGCAAGGTACCAATATCTAGGACACACTCCATTTCCATCACTATAGGTTAGTGTAGATGGTGCAAAAGTTTTTTTAGTCATAAACTTAGGATCTTGATTTGCTAAGTATCCATTATTAATTTTTTCTGCTATACCAGCAACATCAAATGCTGGCTTGGGCAAACTATCGTTTTTAATCATAATACTTTTTAATAAACTTTTTGTCATTTTTATCCTTTGTTTTCTATTAATTATAGCAGGTTAGCGCATTATGTATTTAAGCGCTGATACCAAATCATTAATTGCTTCTGCTGCTGTAAAGTATATATTTTTCTTTGCCCTGTCAGATTTATCAACATTGGCCATCCAAGTAGCCTTAAAAGACATTTTTGCTGCAATAGCCTGTAGTCTTACAATCTCAAGACTAGCAACTTGCAATGGAATGTCTGGTTTAATAATAATTTTTGCAATCATTGTTAATGCAACTGTTAACTCTTCGTCTTGCATATAATCGGCAATTTCCGTTAAACCATTTACCATATCCAAGGTTGTTCCTGTTGCTTGTTTTTGTTCTATCACTTTATTGCCTTTCCGTTAATTGTTCTAACATATTCATTTCAATTATAGCAAGCCTTACCTTTGTGTTACCCTCTCCAAGAATTACAATAATTGCTGGAGACTTATCTTTACCAGCCTGAATTGAATCAGTAACTGCTTTAGCCCATACCTCTTTGTTTATAGTAAATGATTTACTTGCTTCTTTAAAATCAACAACAAACTCTCTCCAAGTAGCATCACCCTTTTGTGTGTTTCTACCAGAGTTTTTATGTTGCTTTGCACCTATTCTTTTTGATTCATTTTTTTCACTCATTTATAAAATCTTTCTTTTTTTTCTTTTGTGGAATTAATCCAACTTTTGAAATATGTTTTTGTGTACACATCCACGTAGCCTCTCCACTTTCTTTCCAATACCTTAAAGATGTTACAATCTCTTGACAAGTTTTACATGGCCACTTGCCAGGATAAACAGTAAACTTAGATTCAAGCATTAACTATTTTTGCCTTAAGTTGTTCCTGTAAATCTAAATCTTCTTTAACACGATTTATAAAACCATCACGACCTTGCACTTTTGTGCCATCATCTAGTTGATACCATGCGCCAGTTCTATTAACTAATCCCATAGCCTCTGCAGTATCTACTAAATCTCCTATTGCATCAACACCAATATTGTCACCTCTAAAATAAAAATCATACGCACCAGATTGAAAGCCTGGAGATGTTTTAGAGAATTGTAATTCCCAACGAATTTGTCTGCCAATTTTTTCTTCAATTAACTTATCTCCTATTTTAATTTTTCCTTTAAGCGCTTGATTATCCGATTCGGAACTAAATAACTTAATAACGCAAGAAGAATAGAACTTAGTAGCCTGACCACCAGAAGGCTGCTGAGAAGTATACATAGCATTAATATTATTACGAGACTGGCTGATAAGAACAAGCAAAGTAGGCTTGACCTTATTATTAGCATAATTAAGCATTTTCCATGCATTACTAAAGTCACGAGACTCTGCTCCTATCTGTTTAGTATTCTCTAACGCTTTCATTTCATCTGAATCTTTTTCAAAATATATAGCAGGAAGCATTGAAGTAATTGAATCAACTACAATTAAGTCTACTCCAGCATTCATTAACCCAACACCTACGTCAACCATATCACTAATAGTTCTTGCTTGTGAATAAATTAGTTTAGTTGGATCTACCCCAAGTTGTCTAGCCCAATCTTCTGAATATGACATTTCTGAATCAATCCAAGCACATACCTTACCTTCTGCTTGGGCCAATGCGATCATCTGAAGGCACATAGAGGACTTAGCAGATGATTTGCTACCCCAGATAAGTACCTGGCGACCATATGGTAATCCACCGCCAAGAGCACGGTTTAATCCAAAACTTGGTGTTGGCTGATATTCAAAGGTAACACCTTCTCCAGTACCAAGTCGTTTTCTAATTCTTGGGTCTAACTGTGATAATACATCTTCTACATTAACTGACATTTATATCCTCCATTATTGTTGTGCCGTCTTTTGTTTTACCAAAACTAAACTTATAGGCTTTACCTTCTTCAATATGCATGTATGCTTTAGGAAATGCAGTAGGAAATACAGTTACTGAGTGTAGATCCCTTGCAGTATCTGCTAAAGTTAAAGAGGCCATTTTTTTACCAGTTTTTGTTATTCTTGATTTAAACGAAATAACAAACATTTCATCTTCTTTATATGGTAACTGCTTATAACTTAAAAACTTAACAAGTGCGTTTGAAGATGCTTTTATTTCGTCAACAGGAATTGCAGATACAATCCTATTGTCATTGCTAAGAACCAAGTAAGTACGACCCGTCTCAATAGTCGTTCCTTCTTCATCAAATATACCAACACTCCCAGTTTTGTCCAAAATTTCAACTCTTGACCATCCCTTTCCTCTTTTTATTGACTTTACCATACCCATTAAAATAAAAGAACCTTTTTCTTCAAAGTCTTCAATTGGTTGAATAAATGCATAATAATGAGATGGAATAGAAATATTAAACTCTGGAAGATTTAAATATTCATAAATATTTTCTTTAATTTCTTCATCATTACGTGGATTATCAGGAAATGTTGCAGCACCAGTTAACTTTAATGCATTAAGTGCTCTACTATTTACTCCATTTCCTTTTGTAAAAGTAAACTCCTCAAGTTGTTTATAACTAGCAAATGGTCTTGCACTAATATATTTTTGTGCAATGTTATTAGAAATAAATTTAATACCAGTTAAGCCGAAGCGAATACCTTTACCCTCAATTTTAAAATCTAAATCTGAATCATTAATGTGTGGTAGTTTAATTGAAATACCCATACGCTTTGCTTCAATTAGATATTCCGTTCTACCATCTTTATCTTTTTCATTTTTAAGAAGGGCAAACATAAACTCAAGTGGATAATAATATTTTAACCACGCCGTCCAATACGATAATGTAGAGTAAGCAACCGCATGACTTTTGTTGAACGAATATCCCGCATGCTCTTCAAAGTCTTTCCAAAGATCCAAGGCTTGATTAGGAGATATGTACTTGCTCGCCCCAGCAACAAACCTATCTTGAAATATATTGAACTCTTTGGCATCTTTTTTCTTTCCAATGATCTTACGAACTTTATCAGCCTCAGCCATTGTCATTCCACCAAGATGTACGCAAGCCTGCATAACCTGTTCCTGATATAGGATACACCCATATGTGTCATTGGTAAATTCTTTCATAGTTTGGTGAATATAGGAAACATTTTGTTTTCCGTGTTTACGAGCAATATAGTCTTTACCAATAGTGTTCATGGCTCCTGGACGCACTAATGCGTTTGAGGCTGCTAACTCATTAAAGTTTTTTACACCCATCTTTACTAAAAGGTTCGTATATGGTGTTGCTTCACATTGAAACACACCTTTAGTATACCCGTCTGAAAGCATCTCGTATACTTTTGGATCTGCCATATCAAGAGATAACAAGTCAACATCTTTATAATGATTTTCTTTAATCATATCAATACAATCTTTTACTACACTTAAAGTTTTAAGCCCAAGTGCATCAATTTTAATTAGACCGATTTTTTCAGCCTCTTCCATATCAATACCAACAACTGGAATACGGTCATCAGATCCAGGAGAGGAGCGAGTTTCTAATGGTGCATATCTAAATATTGGATCTTTACTGGTAACAACACCAGCAGCGTGAATTCCAGTACCCCTAATACGACCACGCAACTGTTCTCCGTAAATCTCTACTTCTGGATATTTATCCCTAAACCATTGTGTGGTTTTAGATGTGCAGTATTCGTCCCATGTATCAACAAGTTTTAAAACTTTATTAACATCTGTAAGTGGAATGTCTAAAACTCGTGCAACATCTCGGACTACACCTTTATCTTTAAATTGAAGAAATGTTGCAATAGATGCTACATGTCTATATTGTCTAACTAAATAATCTTTTACTTCATCACGACGAGTATCTTGGATGTCTGTATCAATATCTGGAAAGTCATTACGTTCTGGATTAATAAAACGAAAGAACAACAGACCATGCTCTAATGGATCAATATCTGTAATGCCAAGAAGATAGCATACTAAAGATCCAGCAGATGATCCACGGCCTGGGCCAACTAAAATTCTTTCTTTCTTTGCCCAAGAAATCATATTTTGTACTACAAGAAAGTAAGGGGCAAATTTCTTTTCTCTAATAATATGAAGTTCTTCATCTAGGCGTTGTTCATAAATATCATTACCTAACCAGTTAGAGTTAAGTTTTTTTTCTTCTAGTGCAGCAAATGCTAAGTTTGCTAACTCTTGGTCTGGATTTTTATATTGAACAGGAAGCAAATTAAGGCTGTCCTTAATGTCATAATCTTCTACTGTATCTGCTAATAACATAGTATTTGAATATATATCTTCTCTATCAATACCTTGTTTTTCCATTGCTGCTTTAATTTCTTCATAGGAAAGAAGATGAATATCAAATTTGTTAAATGTTATATCACGATCATGACCATACAAATAGTCAAGTCTTTCCATCATATCTGTTTTCTTTTTAGATTTTTCATATGTTGCTTCTTTATTTACTTTTCCATGTGTATTTAAAATCAGTTTAAATTCTTGTACTTCTTTTTGTGATTCATCAGAGTGATGGCAGTCTGGAGTAACAACTACACGAATATTAAATTCATCTGCAAGTTCAATAAGATATTTGTTTATTTCTGGCGTATTGTGTGGCATCACTTCAATATAATAATCACTAGCAAAATTGTCTTTAAACCATTTAATGTGCTTTTTAGCAAGTGCAAATTCTTGTTCTTCTAATGCTTTAACAATAACGCTACTAGGACAGGCAGATGTTACAATAATGCCTTCTTTATATTTTTGAAGAATTGCAAAGTCAAACCTTGGTTTTTTAAAAAATCCATCTGTCCATGCAATTTCACTAATTTTATTAAGATTTTCTAAACCTTTTTGATTCTTGGCTAGAAGGATAATATGATTATAAACAAGATCTTGTTGACCTTCTCTTTCAGACTTATCTCTTTTATCAGATATGTCTGCACACATATATCCTTCTAGACCTAGAATTGGCTTAATACCCTTTTCTTTTGCAGAACGATAAAACTCTCTGTGACCAGAAAGTGTACCGTGATCTGTAATTGCAAGAGCACTCATACCCAACTTGCTAGCACGGTCTACATACTCTTGTGGAGTTGCTATGCCGTCAAATAGGGAGTAGTGAGTATGAACATGTAAGCCTGTGTAGTTCATCTTACCAATCTGTGTTGGTTGATGAAGTTACAGATGGAGTGTCAAACCCCAAATAAAATGCCTCTTGTTCAGCATAAGGAATTTTCTTTAGTGCTAACTCAAGAGCGTATGGCTTGTGTGCTGACCAGTCAAATGGTTCTTTATCTGGTGCAGATGGAATAAGTGTGTAACTTGTTTCAGTACCCTGACCGTTACGCTTTAACTTCCATGTAATATTTGAAATACTTCCTGTTTCAAGTGCGTATTCACGAATTGTGTTAAAAGCAGATTGCTTACTTACGCCCATTGACCAAATGGCTATGTATGGCTCTTCAATGCCATCATCTACTAATACGTTGCAATAGAAACGAAGACGTGCTCTCCAGCCAGCCTTTGGATCTTTACGATGCATTTCTTCAGCCCAGTCACGTCCTTCTGTTTCCATAGTATCTACAGCCTTGCGCTTATAGTCTTTTGGATTTGTGTGTTCTTTAACAACAAGTGCTAGTCCACGTTCTGCATTATAATTTGCAGAATCTTCATCAAGTTCTTCAATGAATCTAATCTTTGCAGATTGTCCATCGGCAAGTTTTAACCATCTTACCTTTGGAGAGTTTTCATCATATTTTGGTTTGTCAACTAGGGCATTAATATTTTTTAGTCCCTTTACAATAGTCATATTATTTTTTTCTCCTTATGTGTTTTATCTATCTTAACATACCAATGATGGAATTGTCAAACTGAAACTCCAGTTTTTTAATTGCATCATCATCCATGTCGCCTATATCTTTATATTTTTTATCTATGTAAACAGATGTAACAACAGGTCCAAGTTTTTCAATTAACTTGTCTCTCATTATTACGCCTGCATCATCGTTATCTGCAATCAGTACAATGTTATTAAAATATTTTTCTAATAACTTTATCTGTGCTGCAGAAACATTTGCCCCTAGCGTAGCAACCGCAGGGAATCCAACTTGGTCCAACCTAATTGCATCAAAAGATGACTCAACTACATATACAGTACTTGATGCCTTTATTCTATGAAGATTAAATAATACTTTGCCTTTTGCCAATCCTGGTGTATTCTTAAACTCTTTTCCTTCAATAGTTCTAGCAACAAACCCTATACACATTCCGTCAGGTGAGTGGATTGGAATCGTTACCGAATCTTGTTTTTCTGAATAACCAAGACTAAATTTCTCAATAGAATCTTTAGTAATACTTCTTCCTTCAAAATACCTAATTGCTCTTGGAGACTCTAACGCTTGGTTGTTTAATCTTTTAATTAATAATTCATCATATTGAACAAACTCTGGTTTTTCAATTAACGCTTTATTAACTGAATCTTCAATATTAGTTTCTTGTTCTTTTCCTTTAATATATCTAACTGCTTCAAAATATGTTCTATTAGATGTATACATTATGAACTCAATAAGTGTTTTTGTTGTTTGACATCCAAAGCAAAAAAACATTCCATGATCTTTTGATACTTCTCCAGCAGGAGTTCTATTATTATTGTGATATGGACAAAAGATAATATAATCGGTTCCATACTCTGCCTCAATATCAATTCCAGCACCAGTTAAAACACGACGAACTTGTTCTGCGGTATATATATCTTTAACCATTTTTATCCTCATAGTCTTTATAGCGATAGTATCCTCTATCAAAATCTACTTGAACTAAAAAATCACCCATAAAACCATTTCTATTTTTTCTAAATACGCATTCAATAATATCACTATTCGTAGCACGACCAAGAGCCATTACCCAGTCAGCATCGTATGCAATCTGTCTTGACCAAGCGGTTTGACCTAAAGTTGGTGGACTAGATAAATCTTTAACATCGTCTGGCGTAGCAGATGAAATAGCCATAATTGGAACCTCTTCGCTAATAGACATAAGTTTTAGTTCACGAGAAAGATTTTTCATACGTACTGTTTCATTATCTGATTTTTGATTTGGAGACATAAGTTGCAGATAGTCAACAACAACAAAGTCTGGTTTGTATTGATCAATTTTTCCACGTATAACGGAAGGGGTTACTTCTCCACCACTATCATTAGAAATAATATGAAACTCTGGTTTACCCTGTAATTTATCAGCATGCCACTTTTTAAGCATTTCAATTTCTACTTCACCATTGCTGAGTTTGCGATGTGACCAAAGACCTTCACCCATAATTGCAAATACACGATTACGAACTTCTGTTTCAGACATTTCAAGACTTATGACAAGTGGGCTACGACCCTGTTTCCAAGCCTGTACAGCGAAATACAGAGCCAACCACGACTTTCCAATACCTGGGTACGCAAGGAATACTCCTAGTTGTCCTGGCATGATTCCAGAAGGCAAATAGTTATCAAACCCTGGCAATCCAGTTTTAATTCCAACCTGTCCAAGATCTTGCATCTTTTTTACATTTTCAAAATAAGCAACTGCAGAGTCAAGATCTGTAACTTCAATATCTCTAATTGCAGCAGTATTTTTTTTAAGTTCTGATGTTTTAGTAATTAAGTGTTCAAGAGCATTGCTTCCGTTACCAATTTGAACTTCGCCTGCTGCATTTCGTAAAATGTCTTTAAGACTATCATTCAAATATTCTGATTGTAATTCTTCAAGATGATGCTTGGTTGCACCAACACCTTCTACTGGAGAAAAGTCTCTAAATTTTTCTATAACTAATGATGTGGGTGGAACTGATTGATTATTTTCTGAATACTGCCTAATAAAATTCCAAACATCGTTATGGGTTCTTAAAAGATTATCAACATTGGCTTGTAGTAATACGTGAATCTGTTTATCATTTAATACTGCAGTAATTAACTTTGCTTCTGTATTATTCACTGATCCACTTCCTTGCTAATGCTCTTCTCTCAGTTCTTTCTTTAATATCTTGTTCTACTTCTAGTTTACCATTAAGAATTTTTTCTGCATTATATGCAAAATAATTCCAAGAAGGTTCTTGCGCTATTTTAAAATAATAATCTAATAAGTCATAACATTGAGAAATACCATACGATTCAACAAGAGCATCTGCAGCCCATTGCTCAACGTTAAGATTCATATTAGACTTGGCTTCATACCTTTGTAGATGAAATTTATTATATCTACTTAGCAAAGCCATACGGTCTTTGCGTTCAGCCATATTACTCTTCTAAGAGTGATTCTTTAGCGTCTTTTACCTTTTGAACAACTTGATTTTCAACAAAGGTATAAACACGATCCATTGCATCATTAGTAGTTTCACCTTGACGGACATGATCTACTACTCCAAGATCAACCCTTAAAGATTGAAAATTTCCTAGATTTAATGTGTATCCTAATGTTGCTGATACTTTTGTACTGTTATCTTCCATACCCCACCATTTCTTATATTAAATATTCTCTGCCCACACAGGAATAAACCTGCCATCTTCTGTCTTCGTATATGTAAGTATACCGTCTCCCATACGTCTTGTCAATTCTTGACTTGTAGGAGTCATATTATTTGTTATAAGTCCATCTTTTCTTGGTTGTCCTATATGTATAGTAGCCAGTATAGCACGAATATCCCTTACCATGCTTTCTGAATAATATGATCTTATTCTAAATCCACGTTCACCATTTAATTTTGATCCAACTGGTAATGGAATCATACCAGTTTTCATTAACTTTGGCATATACTTTCTATGACGATTAATTAATTTAGCAGTCTCTGCCACAGTATACGCTCTTTCTCTATTTCTTCTAAAGTCAGTACGCAAACATGTTTCAAGTCTATCTTTAGTTATATTATAAAAAGATACCATGCCAGTAGAACGTGAACTATGATGAAGCCTTACAAGGTCTCCATTAAGAAACCATATTTTTTTATTTCCTTTTATTACAGTTTCGTTATTGTATGCTTGGCTCTGAATGATTCCTTTGCTAGTAACCATTTACCTTCTTCGCTCTCTGTTGGCGGATGAAAAAATTTTCTTAATCCACATATAACACAGTATGTTTCCATATGCTGGGTACTACTGTATTGTCTATCAACAAATACTCTACCCTTGCATTTTTTGCAAGTAATCATTAATTTTTCCTTAGTTTGGTATACCAATAATAATTAAATGTACTGATAAGGATAGGTCTCCTGAAGCACCAAATCTTACGATACCCTCAACCCTTGTTTCTGTAACACTTTTTAAAATAATATTTACATTTTGACCTGCTGGAGTTTGACCAGTATTAACTGGTGTTGCTGAAACAATAGGTGGATACTTGAAATCTTTAAAATCATAGGTAAAAGTTTTTTCGTTTCCTGCTGAAACAGTAGAGTTGTTTGCTACTTCAACCAAGCCACCAACAATTCTTGAATTAGAAGTTTTAACCTCTTTTTTACCTGCGCTGGCTGTATCAATAACAGTATTATTAGTTACCTTAGAAGCAACCTGTGTAGATAAATCGTTTACTGCTTCAACTAATTGATATAAATATGTAACATCAAGAGGTTGCCCTCTTTCTGGTAGTGGTACTTTAGCCATTATTTCCTCCTATTTAAGTATATCATTATATCGTGTGTGGTCCATCTTCATAAACAAGCAAAAATGAAGAATCCCTTGATATTGGATTACCCTTTAAATAAATTTCAGTTGATAGTCTATTTGGTGCAGATCCTTGAATAACTCCATTAATTTTATATGTTGATGGTATTGGAAATGAGATATTTGTTCCATCTATTCTTTGTTTATAGATCCAATCACCACCATCATTTCTATCCCATCTAACCCAAACATCATATTCATGTGCTTGTCTAATAACATTTCCATCTTTAATTATTGTTACAGCATCCCATGCTTGTTGAGCAATACTTCCATTTTTATTAAAAACAATATCTCCAAGAGTATACGTATATCCTGGAGTAATTTGAACTATTGGAGACCACTGAGATTTTCTATTTTTATCGTCTGAAACAATTCTATACCTTACAGAGTAACCCTCAATTTCTGAATTAACTGGTGGCAAGTTTGCTTGAGAAATTTTTATTTTTTTTATACCTGCATCAGCCATTATGAAATCATTCCTCCAGATACATCTACTGAAAACCTAAACTCAATATAATTATTTGTATTTGGATTTTTAAGTATTGTTGATGCATCTGAGGTCTGTATTACTGAATATCCTGTTAATCCATAAAGTGGATTTACTGTTGCAATATTTTCTAATTTTATAGCATCTAATGCTACAAAATAATTATCAGAGGGAACTCCAGCATCAATAACGCAAGCGTATATTTTTACAACATCTACAGCATTCCATGTAAAATTAGGACTTGTAACTAGTTCTTGTAGTTGTTTTTTTACAACAAAATATCTTTCTGTAGAAAAATCATAATTACCGCCACTGCTGTCATCTACAACTTCTGCTTCAAATTTGGCATACTCTGCTGTTTCAGTTTCTGTTGATGCAAATTCAACTAAAATTCTTACAGATTCTGGAGTTGCTACAGAATTTCCGTCTCTATTTATCAATGAAAAAGCAAGTCTTAATTCATCTGTTGGAGAATTTTTTGTTAAATCAAGATTAACACCAGTCAGGTGTATGTGGTTTGAACCAGCCTCAACTACAAAATGATCTTGCAATGGTCCACTGTCTGTTTCTATTGTAATGTCTGATTCATCACCTGTAATTATTACTACATTGTTTAAAAATCTTGGTCTTTCATATCTTTCAAGTCTTGGACTTTTAAAAAATATTGGATCATCTGCGTTAGTTTGAAAAGCAGGATTTGGAAGTGAAATAATATTATTATTTTCAGGAAAGTCAAGTGCTCCTAAAAATGTAGGAAGACCAGACACTGAATCGGCAGTATGATATTGCCAACCTTCAGATTGCGTAAATGCAAAGACTGTTTTACTATCATATGCTCCAGCAGATGGATTGGATCCTGCTGAATAAATTCCAACTTCAGATATTTCATATCTTTCTTCTGTTGGTAGTTCTGCTGTAAGCACAATTTTATCAACACCATCTTCATTAACAAATCCCCTAGAAGAAATTGGAACACGAAACATTTCAAAATCTAAATTTGTTTTTGTTGAATAATCACCTATTGGATCTCCAGTAGTTAATGGGGTTGCTCCACAGCCAATAGCAATATATGAAGCATATGCTGGTGCTTGACCAAGCAAATACTTAGCAATAATAGTTTTACCAGTGTTTGTTATCATGAGGTTATTTCTCCAAGGTTTATCTCATATATTGTACCATTTAACGTAATCTCTGTTTCAATTTGTTCATCATTGTTTAAATTAATAAACTCAATAACTAAGTCCCCTGTTACTGAATCTATATATATATTTTCTCCATTTTGCCCATTTCCTTCATTAGGGATTCTATCTTCTAGTTTAATTGAAAATCCAGCAAAATACCTATCTGCAGTCTGTTGAAGACTAATAATATTATTTGGATTATATCTTTGTTGTATATTGGATAAATTTTTAATTGGCTGATATGATATTTTTTGTCCATTAATAATATCAGATCTTGTAATACTTATTAACTCTTGTCCGCTAAGATTTTCAAATATTAAATCAAACATTTGATCTTCATCTATTGCTTCTTCATCAAATAAAACAATATCTGGAGTTGCAGTTTTTATTGGTGGCGGTGGTGGAGTAACTACCACCGTTGTGGTTGGAGTTGGCGGTGTTGGTGGTACACTAACATTTTCAAAAGATGGTGGTGATGTATTTTGAAAAGTTGGTTCAGATACAACAATTGGATTTATAATTTCTGGTTTAAATGCTGGTCCAGGCCTTGTTGAGGGTGTTGGTAAAGGTTTTATAATTTCTGGTTTAAATGCAGGGGTTGGAGCAATATTGCTAGGAATACGGCTTTCTCTTACATTAGCATTAGTAGTTTTAGATACAGTTACTTTAGACTTTCCACTACCCGAATTTTCTCCTGGCACTTTATACCTCCGCCAAATAAATATTCATGTCTGGACCATTTATTTTTCTTGTATATTCAATATTATATACTACAAATCTAGAATTTTCTGATGTTACTAAATCTAAATTATCAGAATTCTTATAATTAATTTTTACAATATCACCTAACTGGATAGTTGGAGTAGCAAATATTTTTAACCCAATTGATTTTTTAGGTGTCATTATTTTATCAATAACCCAACCCATTAAGTTTTCAGCATCATCCTGTGTTTGAATATATGGTGTATCTAATGTAAAATCATTATTTCCATAAATCATCCTACTTGTTTTTATGTTGTCAAACTTTTCTTTTTTAACAAGAGTAGATGTAATTTGAGAAGGTCCAGTTATTTGTGTATCTGATAAATTACTTCGTTTTTTAAAATATTCATCTACAGTTAGTTCATGAGTAGTATCTTGCGTAAAAGTAATTCCTTGAATTTTTAAATAATTTCCACTTGTTTCATCAAGATTAAGGAAAGTATCTGTAGAATTAAATATTAAAAACTCAGCCCCGTATGAATCTGCATAAAATCCAGAAAGGCTATATCCTTTATTTTTATTTACAGTTGGTGATACTTGAGCATAAAGTGCTGGATATGCACGATCATATTTAATATCAAAATACGCACACTCTCTCATTATTGATCCAAATTCATCAAAATACATATTATATTTTGGTGGCTGTTGAGCACTAATACCAGATAAATAGGTTGACTGAACAATACCGCTCATAGCATATTTTCTAAGTGATTCGCTAACACTTATTTCTTTATCTCCAAAAACTGAAGACAGAGTTTCTCCTACAGTAAATACACTATTTTGAGAATAGTTTTCTGATAATGCATAAACATTTTCAAACATTAATCTTGATGATCCACGAACAAAAAGAGCCATGTTATTATATACTGGTAGTGGATCTGGATCATCTACAACCTGAATTAGTTGATTATTAATATATAAATAAAATCTTCTTATTTTTCCTATATCTTGATACTCTATTGCTAAATCATAAACTGTTACATCTTGTTCTGTGGTCATTCTAGACTGACCAGTAAACCCTCCATCATCAACAAGAATTTTTGAAAGACCGCCCCAAAGTTTAATTGGAACGGCATTTGTGTTTGACGCTTCTTTTCTTACTTTATAAAAAACAATATTATCAATAGATATAGTTGATTGGTTATTTTTATCTAACTTTAAATATGACTCTACGTTATTTTCTGTCAATGCAACTATTTCAAAATAATATCCATTATTAGTTTCTGGATTAAGAAGAATAGATAATCCTCCAGATGCTCCACCAATAGTTGAATTTTGATTTGGACTAACTTCAGAAACCTGATAATAACCTGTGCTTCCATTAGGAGTTTGACTACGATTTTCATTATTATCAATTTTTCCAATAATGCGAACTCTTGTTCCAAAATGTCTATAACTATTACTAAGTGGTTTATAAACATAGGAGACCAAATTTAAAGGAGTTTCTGTTGCTGTAAAAGATGGACCACTCATAACAAATGCTGACGACTGAACAGTTCCAGTTTCAGTTGATAATGATTTATTAACAGATGTTTCAGTTCCATAACTTGAAGACATAAAGTTTTTAATTGTTCCGCTTCTTGAGGTTTGTCTGGCTTTTGTATTATTAACTCCTGCTGCTCCAGTTGTAACTGGTGGTAGAGAAATATCCCCTAATAAATTTGTTGTAAATAAAAATTGTGACTTCATTTCACAACCTCTTACGTAGTCATTATTTGACCAATATGGATCTATTCCTGCGGTATGTGATGAAATTGTAGTTCCAAATTGTGCACGACCATGTTCATAAACTATACCATTTTGCAATCGTGTAATACCATCAACTGTTTCATAAAATGGAATAGCGTGAATTCTTACAAGACCAGTTGGATAGATTTTTCCATTAAATGGTAATGATGAAAAATAATTTTGATATTCTTGATTATTTCTAATCCAAACATTACTGCTGCCTTGTCTGTGTGAAGATCTCCATAATTGAATCTCTTCTCCTTTTTCAGCCTCAGTAATTTCTCCATTTGCAACTTTTTTATCTAAATTGCTAATAAAACTTATTGGAGCCAACCTTCCAGGTAAAACAATTTCTGGTGAAGATTCTGATAACGATCCATCAGATTGGATTGGGTACCACACTGCAAGAGTAACGTTGTACTGTACAGCATCATACTTAATAATTTCGCCATTAGAATAAAAATAACCTTGGTTTCTTGTTAACCAATAAACATTTTCCCCTAAGTCTATAACGTTATTTGTAATTATATGATTTACAACTATTGGAGCAACTGCAGTTAAATCTGAGTTTAATGGCATTGCACCCAAAACATACTTACTCTGTTTAGATACAACCTCATTTATTGTTTTGGCTGAGTCAATTCCTGACACTTCCCATAAAAGAGATGGTTTATATACCCAAGTTTTTTCTTTATCTATCATACTTGACTGACGAAGAGATCCATAAGATCTTTGTATATACCTAGTTGTATAGTTTATTTTACCGTTATTGTATACTTTTTTATCTTGAGATGAGATTGAAATAATGTTTGGTAGTGTTCCAGATGTTTGATTTTCAATAATTCCACTATCAAATTGATTATTTGATCCTGATAAAATTATATTAAAATCTCTATCATTTTCTGATGGAAGCATATAATTTTTACTCATTATAATAAAGTTATTATATTCATCAAAAAACATAGCGCTTTGAGTTGATACTGCTAACTGATTTAAAACCTCTGCTACTGTTTGATCTGGAGCAATAAAGAAATATGGGATTATAGGATCTGGCTCATTTGTTGTTCTATAAAAAGAGTAATTGCTAAATCCAATATAATCAAGAAGCATGCTTATTGCAAAACTAAGAGATGCTTCCGTAACTAGCATTCTTGGTGCAGGCATAGACTCTAAAAAGAAATAAAAATCTCTTAATGTTATTTCTAATGTTCCAGCAGTTATATCAGCCTGTGGCATTCCGTCAGAATATAAAGTTTTAATAGGAACCCAATAATCAAACCCATCAACATCCATTATTTTTTCATAAAAACTAAATTTAATATTTTTACGAACATATTCATTTATTATACTATCTAGATTGTTATCATTAAATGCTTGATCGTCATCAAACAAAGAGATACTTCCAGTTGAGGCTAATAGTTGTCCTACTGGTAAAGCAGAGTTTCCTAAATCTGAAAGAATTTTTTTTACATTGTAGTCTATTACTTTATCTGATATGTCAACAATTAGTCTTGGAGACATTTCAATTAAATCAAATGTAGAATCAAACTTATTCATTCTTTCTACAACAATTCTTATTCCACGAATATTTTCAAACTCTCTATAGATTTTTTTACCAGTTGTTGTTTCTTCAAAAAATAGAGGATCTGTAAGGTTAGTTACAAAGCCAGTTGTATGATTAACTTCTTCAGTACCCAAAAACCATCCATAGGCTGGTACAAATGTTTCGTACGTTTCTGTATCTTTATTCCAAACATGATATGTTCCAACCTCATTATCGTTTTCAATAACCAAGTATGCATTTCCACCAACAGAGGTAAGTGGTAGCAATGTGTCGGAAGGAAGTGTGGATATAAAGGTAAAGGTTTGCTTAAATTTTTCTGGAATATTAACTACTCCATATTGCAACTCAACATACCCATTATGAGAAATAATGGCTGAACCATTTTCACGTAAATCATTTTCATTAAATCTATAGGCATCAATCCAATTGTTTTCATTAAGAAATTGAATTTTCCATCTTGACGGAGTTGTTTTATTGTTATCTCCAAAGAATGGGTCTGCAAAACTTTTAGATATATCTGTAAAATCTCCTAAGTCAACATCTCCAACATTGGTTTGCATCTTAACAATAATTCTATTTGCTGGTACATTTTTTTTATAAACTACAAATGGAACAGTGTCATCTATTAAATAACTACCATTCAATATTGTTTTTGCAATTCCTCTTTCAATACCATTTTCAGTTCTAAAAGATGTCCAATACTTAAACTGATCATATCTTGATGCCATATAATATCTTGGACGTCTTGCAAAATCACTGCCAGAATTTGATAAATATTTTCCTTTAAATGCTGTTGCTTTATTAATGCCAGACCTTGGTCTAAATGGCTTAATACAGTCTTCTAAAGAATATAACAATTTATTTTTTTCTTTAATTGAAGTAAATATTTGTGGAGTGTTATTATCTTGAAGTCCACCATCTATTACAACATCTGCATCTGTTGCTCCAGTATAGTAACTACCAGCATCAGCACTGTCAAATGTATTTGGTAAAGTTAAAAATTGTGAATTTTGCTCTTGTGTTCTATATCTATAATTACCTAAAGTAAAAACATTATCTGGCATATTCATATTCCATTCAGCCAAAACTAATGACTGAGTTTTAATTACTGCAGATGTTTCAAGGTGATTTTTTAATTCAGCACTTTCAAACATTTAAACTTCTTCCAGTGTTACCGATATGTTCCAAAGATCATGATTAGTGGCACCACGTTTTACAACTGAATAGTTAAAATCAGAAAAATAAACCTGAATGATCTGATTGTATCTATTTAAACCATTATATTTATAATCTTGACCATCTAAGTTTGTATATTTATCGTATGCCAAATACATCCAAAATGGACCTTGATGATTTTCATACCATTCAAGTAACTCTACTCCACCTGCTCCGCCATCTGCAGTATATTCACTAGTCGTTCCTTTATCTGGTGATAATCCTGTTGATTCGTTAAAATCTGCAAGTTCTGAATACCCTCGTGAAGGCAGTAAGTTCCAAGAAACAGACATACTTAGTTTATCTGCAATATGAAAAGAGCGCATACGACCATTAATTGTTCTTTGGCGCTGCTCAATTCTTTGGGTATTAAATTGCATATCTCCTCTGTTATGATCAGACAAAATAACAAATTGATCTAATAGATTTATATCTGTTTCTTCTGTGTTTGCCCCAACCTCTATACCATTAGGCACATATAAGCCATTAGAGAGGTATCCAGGGTTGTTTGCCCACAGTATGCTCTGTGGTCTTGCATATCTTCTTCTACCCGTTAAATAAGCGCTGGTGGCCATTATTGTCTTTGTCCTCTAACTCTTTGTGCATCAACATTTTTAATTTCTTTCATTACGGCTCTTGCAATATCGTTGGCATTTGCACTAGCACCATTAATGCTGAACCCTAAATTATAATTATACACTGCCGTTGAGTTATCGCTCATAGATGTAGAAATATTATTTACTGGAACCTGTGAAACTCCTCTATTGCCAATCATTGAAGGATATTTTGATTCATTTAACATTGACAACATTGGACCAAATTGTTCTGTTGCCCTTCTATTCATTATAAACTCTCCAGGAGTTAGCATTGTTGGAACGGTATCTGATCCTATACTTCCTCCACGAGCCATATATTTAGGAACCATTCCACCCATATTCATTGACTTAATTTTTCCACCATACATTTTTCCTGGTATCTTAATTATTTGACCTGGTCTAATTAAATTTGGATTAGAAATCTGTGGATTAGCCTTAATTACATCTGAAAGTTTTACTCCTGCTTTTGCTGCAATTCCACTTAATGTATTTCCAGATTTTACTGTTACTGTTGAGCCTGTCTTTGTAGTGGTTGTTGTAGTGTTTGACCCTGTTACATTACCCGCACCAGTATTTCCTGATCCACCACCAAATCCAGAGAAACTTGCTAAATTTTGTTGAGCAATTAATGCATCGTTTAATGCTTTAGCAAGAGATGCTGCATTGCCTGCTTGCTTTAAAAGTAAATCATTGAAAGGAATTCCCGCTGCCTCTGCTGCCTTAATTAAATCATCAAGTTCATCAATATCTTTCTTTGTTTGTCCAGAATAAAGTGCTCCGTCTTTTAGTGTATTAACTTGTAACTCTAAAGATTTAATATTTCTATTTGTTGCCTCAATTGAAGCCTCAACTGTTTCTTTTTGTGTTTGTAATGTTAACAGTTTATCTCTTTCAATTGTGCTAATTTGTAATTGAAGTTCTTTGTTTTGTTTTTCAATTTCAAGTCTTCCTAATGCTGCTATTTTAGAATCACGACTAGTTGTTAAGGCATCCTTTTGTTTAGAAACAGCAGATTGTGCCTGTTGTGCTCGTAATTCTTGTACAGCAAATGCTGCTGCAGAAATATCTCCACGAGTTAAAGCATCTGCAATAGAAATTCTTTGTCTTTGAGTATTAGCAATGTCTTGATTAATTGTAGCAATTTTATCTAAAGCATCTATTTGCTTATTATATTTTTCATTAATTATATCTTCTTGCATAGATATTTTTTCAAGAGCAAAATTATTTGCATCAATTATTGCTTGAATTGGTTTGATTTGAGTAGCGGTAATATTATCAATTGCATCATTAATATTTTGTAAATTTTGTTCTTGAGTTCTTAGAGCATCATTTTCTTTTTTAATTTTTGGAGCAAACTCCATATCAATAAGTTTTTCACGTAAAGTGGCTTGTGCTTGAGCCTTTTCTAATTGTTGTTTAAATAGATTAGGGGCTTCCATATATTTAGATTCTGCATCTGCTTGTGCCTTTATTGCTGCTTTATATTCATTTACAAGTTTAATAAGATTTTTTAATGCTGTACCCTTGCCATTTGTTATTATTAAAGACGCAATTGCTGCATCATTTGATAATTCTGTTGCAGTAGCCTCATCAATCTGAGCATTACGTAAAATTATAAATGCATTGGTTTGTTCTTTAATTGCTTTTGTTTTTTCTTGTAAAGCATTTAACTTACCAATGTTTCCAGGATCATTGGCTTGATCTTGTGAATTTTTTTCAGCCTGAGTAACTTTTGTAATTGCACCAAAAAGTTCATCGTATAATCTTATTAATTCTTTTCTACCTCTTTGTTGATCTTCATAATCTGACGACTGAAGTAGTTTAAAAAGACCACTTTCTTTATTTACAACTCCAGCACTAAGTAATGCAAATACTCTCATTTGCGTATTTATACCTTTTATATTTGCTAAAAATGGTGCTGCATCTATATCAAGTTTTTTAAATGTTTCTAAAAGCACAAGCCTTTGAGTTTCAGTATTAAGATTTTTCGTTGTTTCTAAAATTCCAAACATGGTTGCATTAAAGTCTTCTCCGCTAATTAAACCACCTTTAAACATTCCAACAGCAGAGTTTGAAACTGAAGATATTGTTCCAGCAAGATCTGAAAGAGATTTTTGAGAAGCATTTGTTAATTCTTCCATCCTAAAGCCACGACCAAATAATGCATTCTGTAATCCACTTAAAATTCTTTCACTTCCAGTTAATCTAGTTTTTAAATTTCTTTCTAACTCTGTTACAATTGGAGCAATTTGACTTTGAAGTCCTTTTATTGATTCTGCAGAAAAATCTAAAGATTTAACATCTAACTTAACACTTGTTTTTCCAGCCTCTTCACGAAGAGCGTCTATGATTGTTTGAACTTGCTCGCTAGCAAAACCTTGTGCTTTGAGATTAAGTGCAAGAGTTGTAAATGCTAAACTTGCTTCTTTTGCTGTAGCAGAAGAAAGTGTTTTAATAGTTGAAGCAAATTGTTTTTGGAATCCTTGATCTGCTCTTAATGTGTCTCTTGCAGATCTGGTAGTTTTTCCAACAATCTCTCTATTTCTTCCTTCAAATGGTAGTTTAGTTGGTACTATTCCAAAAAAGTCTCCAAGAGTTTTTACTTGATCTGTGGTTGTTTTCATTGCATTTGAAAGACCATAAATATATTCTAGTTCTTTTTTTCTTGCATCATTAACAAGTTTTATTACTCCCACTCCAGCAACCAAAGCAACAGATGCAAGACCAAAAGCAACTCTAAACTTTGAAATAAGTCCTATAATTTTTTGCCCAGTAAGCAGTTGTAAAACTGAAGAAAGAGCAAACATAGGACCACTTATTTGAAATAATATTTCAGAAAATTTTCCTAAATTTCCACCAGCCATTGATGCAATACCAGATAATGCGGATAAAGCAAATGTGCCACTCATAAATGCTTTATTTAATGAATTCATTCTTGTATTCATTGCTTCGGTACGTTTTAGTTGTTGAGTTGAAAGCAGTTGTTCTCTATTTCTTCTTGCCTTTTCTGTTATTTGTGATAATGGAATTCCTGGTCCAGTTGATCTTGGTGCTTGTCCAACTGCCCCTCCTGGAACAAATAGTCCAGACGCTGTTTGAACCATTCCAGAACCAAGTTGTTGTCCAACTCTTTTAGCATCATCTACATAGTCCTGTGCTCCAGAAATAAATCCTTGTGCAATATTTGCTCCAACCATCTGTGTTTCTCTTGATGGAGATGCAACTCTGGCTTCTTTAATTGCTCCCTCTGAAATATTTTTTGTAATTGCTTTTGTTACTTTTGCACCAATATCTCCAAGATATGGAGTCATTTGCTTTGTTAATTCTTCCGCACTTGCAGTAACTGATGTTGTAATGTGTGACATTGTTGCAACTTGCCACTGATTTAACATAGGGTCTAGCGTTTGGAATGACTTTACTGTTTTTCCTCTGCTTTGTGAAAAACGTTCTATTTGACGGAATGCTTCTGGATTTTGTCCCATTGCAAATTTTTGTGATGCTGATCTTACTCCTCTATATGATCCTGCAAAAGTAGTTCTTCCAATTCCACCCATAGATCCAGAGCCAACTCCAACTGGTCCAACTGTTCTTATCTGATTAACAGCATTTTCAAGTGCAACGTCAATGTCTTTTCCAGCAATCTTTACTCCTTTTGCTGCATCACGCAATGCTGGAACAACAATTCCTTCAAGGTCTGCATCTTTAATAAACTCTTTTCCAGATTTATTTAAAGCATCTGTTGCTGTTTTTGCAAAAAGATCTGCTACTGTAGCAAATTCTGATTTAAACTTAGGGTTATTTATTCCGACTTTAATATCTCTTGCAATAACTGCAAGTAGTGGACCCATAACTCCACCACCAGCACCGCCTATATATTGTGAAACACCAGAAGTAGAAACACCTTTTCCACCAATCTGACCCATAAGTGTATTAATTGATTCTGGTAAAAACATTGTAGCATTTTTAAAACCTTTACCAACTTGGAATCCAGGGATATTGTCGGCAATCATTCCATTAATTAATGGTGCATATTTCTTTGCCATATCTGTAGGAATAACTGCTTCTCCTGGAGATAGCATTGCTGGAACTATATCTCCTGCACCCTTTGGTCCTGGAACTGAAACAATGCCGCTTGCCAATCTTCTAGCACCTCTTCCTGGCATCATCATTCCAGGATTATTCATTGCAAAGTTTCTTGCTGCTCCTGCTGCTGATGTATATGCTGCTATCAGTTTATTTATTTGGGTTACTTCAGCAGTAAATGTTTGTGTTAAGTTTGCATGTGTTTGATTAAGTGAGTGTGCTGCTGCTGCTGCATCTAATTGCTCACTTGTCATATACTGGGTTTGTTCTCCAAGTATTTGTGTTTGTCCAGTTAATCTTTGATATCCTCCACGAAGGGTTAAGAATAATTTAATGATATTTGCTATGCCGTTTGCAAGTAAACCAAATGTCATAAGTAGTACTGGACCAATTGCACCAATACCAACGGTAAGAAGTGTGATTAATCTTTTTGTTCCTGCAGATAAATTTCCAAACTTTTCTAGTACATTTCCAACAAATTCTACAATTGGAGTTGCTGCTTCTAAAAATGCTTGACCAACTGGGATAAGAGCAACTTTAAGATCTTCTACAGTTTTCTTAAATTTATTCATTGCTGAATCTGCAGTCATTCCTAATTCTTGTTCAGATAGGGCAGATAGTTCTTCTACTGATGAATTTGCTAAATTAAGAACACGAGCAGCCTGATTTCCATCTTTGGCAACGTTGGCAAACAATGTTGATAAACGAGCAAACTGGAACTTACCAAACATTTGTTCAATTGCTCTTGCTCTTGCTAGTGGATCTAGTTGATTTAATGCTTGAGCAAATCCAATCACAGTTGCTTTTAAATCACCTTTATTTTTTTCAACAATTGCAGTTGCATTAATTCCATATGAAGCAAGCATTTCTGATGCTTTTTTAGTTGGATTAATTAATGCTGCAAGGCCAGACTTGAGTGCGTTAGCGCCTTCCGATGCATTAATTCCACCTTCTTTCATTGCTGCCATAAAAAATGCTAAATCTTTTACATCTCCACCAAGTTGCTGAATTACAGGAGCAACTTTTGGAATTGCTGTTGTAATATCATCTAAAGATACAACGGTTTGGTTTTCTACTGCGTTTAAGAAGTTAATAGAATCTGCAAGTTTTTCAGATGACATACCAAAAGCATTTTGTAATGAAATAGTGGTTTCAAGAGCCTTTTGACTATCAACCTGACCAAGAATAGACAAACGTGTTGCTTCTGTTGTTTGACGTTGAAGATCTAGACCAGAAAAACCTGCTGCTGCAGCCTCTGCTGCTAAACCAACAGTTGTAGAAACTGCCACACCATACTTAGTAAACTGCTTTCCTAATTCTGTAATATTATCTAGCGCTGCCTGGGTTTCTGCTTGTGGTGTAAATAAATCTCCATATACTTTTCTAAACCTTAAAGCCTGTGCTTCCATATCCATAAAGGTTTTTGTTGCTGCAGTTCCAACTGCCATCAATGGTAGTGTAAAACCAACCATCAACTGACGACCAGCCCATTGTGTATTCTTACCAAAATTTAAAAGATTGGTAGATCCTTGTTTCATTAATTGATTAAATAATGCCTGTTTCTGTGCTGCTATCTGAACCTTAGTTGTATAGTCATCCATATTCAATTGCGTTGGCATAACAGCAATTGCTCTCATTGCACCGTTGGTATCACGGCCCATCTTAATATACTGGGTTTGTAATCTCTTTACACGTTCTTCGGCTACCTTGCCAATTGTGTCAAACTCTGATTTAAATAATCTACCAAATGTTTTTGTAGAGGCTCCCGCATAGCGGAAGTACTCACGCATTGAAAATTTATTTTTTTCTAATGAATCTGTAAACGATTCTGCTGATGTTTTAACTAAACGCATCTCGGCAGTAAATGCACCGATAGCATTAATACTATTTAAAAGATTTTTCTGTAAACCCTTTTGAGCAAGGGCTGCTGCTTCACTTGATTTGGCTATTGAGGTGTGAAATTGAGATATCTGACGTTGTAATGCTTTTAGTTGTGCTAATGCATTAGACGAATCAATATTAATGTCAATATTAGCATTAACATCAGCCATTTAGTTTCACACCTCTTTTAAATTATTCAGCCATAGTTACGCCAAGAACGTCTGAAACTTCAGCAAGTTTAATACCTGATGCTGCTTCTACGATCTTGTAAACAGTTGGGAGATCAATATTCTCCTCTAGTTTTTTTACGTCTTCAGAGAGTTCTGGCTTGTACTGTTTCATTGCAATCTGTACACACTCCATAAGAATGTCCATAGATTTTCCATTGTCTTCCGCCACTGCTCCCACACCCTCAAACTTCTTCATAAATGGACGAAGTAGAGAGATTTTTAGAGGACGTACTGTAACCTTTGTGCCATCAATCAATGTAAGAGTATTTTCCTCATACGTAGTTGTTGCCATTATTTCCTCCTATAGGTTATGTCAATTATAGCATGATGATGCTTAATTTTTATTATCTTAAATCTTCGTAGTCTAATCCCATGCCAATACCAAATCCAGCAGTCTTGGCATTTTGTCCCTGAAGGGCTAGGATGTCTTTACTATCATTTGTTTGCCCTTTACTAAATACTCTAGCCTTCATGTCTTCCCACTCTTTTTGACCTCTTGAAGATCCAGACTGTTTGTCTAGGTCTACCCCTTGAATTGCAGCAAGAAACTTTTTTTCTTCATAGTCAAGTTCTCTACGACTAGAAAGGGTTGCCATTAATTCTGGCATAGATAATGATTCTTCTAATTCTTTATAGTCTTTCCAAATACCAACCAAAAATACCTCAGCCTCAATTTTTGCTAAATCTAAATCAGACCATGTAGCACCACTATCTTCTGCCTGATCTTTAACGGTTTGACTTGACTTTTCATTTATTTTTATTCCTGCTGAAATATCTAAAATTGTGTATATTGTTGGCATGTCTAAACTATCTTCTATGTCAGATTTTGTTAATTTTATTTCTGGATAATATTGTTTCATTGTAATTCTTACACACTCTATTAAACGGTCTACGGCCTCATCATCATTTTTAGCCTTTTTTACATGCTCAAAGGCTTCCATAAATTCACGTAAATACTTTATTTTTAATGGCATAATTTCTAATTCTGTGCCATCTACAAGTTTTATTATTTTATTTTGATAAACAGTTGTTGCCATAATCTTTCTATTCTATCATAGACAAAACAAAAAACCCACCTAATTAAAGGTGGGTCTAGTGTTAATCTAAATTTAGATTATGATTGTCCCCAAGTACGATCTACGATCTTACCATAGGATCCTGATGCATCTTCAGGTAGAAGACGGAATGAAACTTCAAACATTGACGCTTCGTCACGTTTTGCGGATACAGTTACGTTCTCAATTGATAGAGCACGGTATGCTGTGTAAACACGCTCAACAGAGTCAGAGTTGTCGCAATCTCCAGTTCCTGGTCCAACAGCAACGATTCCTCGTTCTACTGGACATTCTCCAAGTTCACCTGCAGAAAGATTTAATGTTCTTCCTGTAGATGCTGCCTTGTTTCCTGTAAGTTGTGTATCAGAGAATGCTAATGCAAGAAGCAAGTTTTCTAGGGTTGCTTCAGCAAAAGCGGTAGCAAGATTAACTTGCATACCTTGCTTATATAGTTTTGCAACGTCAAGAATTTGATCTACCTGGACTTCACCGAAATCTGGTTGGAACTGTAATTCTAAACCGTTCATGGTATAACCTATGTTAGTGTAGTCTGCTTCATCTGTAAGTGTATCTTTAAAAGACTCACTTGCATCAAACGATTCCAGTGTTCCTGGAGTTAAAGTTGTGTCAGCAATAAAAAGTGCTGCTGCACCAACGATAATGTTATTTGACGTACCACGGCTATATGGCATATTTATTCACCTCTTTCATAAAGTATATTAAGTTGTTTGGCGTGTTTCCTCAAAACCAATTATACCGCTTTTTATGTATATCTAGAGTCTGGTTCGGTCTTTATATGGTAGTCATATTCAACAATTAACTTGTTTACAAACAAGGTTCTTGCTGAAGCCAGTTCTGCTACGTCCCTACTCTCATCTGCCTGATAAACCCTTGTATTATGGAAATAAATGTTATACGGAATAGATACGTCTCCAGAAGAGTTTAATATTGGGTTTGCAATGCTATAGGAGTTTATGTCCTGGGCAGAAGCGTCCTCACGATCAAGTGCATTTGAGATAACACGAACTGAGTCTATTAATTTAGCAACATCTGTAGAATATATAAAGTATATAAGTTGCTCTCTTTTATGAGCATAAAATGGGGTAGGCCTAAATCTCATTAATCTATCATAAACAATGAGAACTGGACTATCGGTTTGTCTTATTTGAATGTTATCATTATATAAATCTTCAATATTTGTTGGAAATTGTGCTGGAACCATAGGGGTTGGATTTAAAAGGTCTGACTCTGCTACAAGACCATAAAACGCTAACTCAGATAAAATATATCTATTTAAAAATGTAGGTGGAAAGCCAGTATCAGTTAATATACTCATAGTCTTATTCTACACCAATTGTTGCATTAGTAATCCACTTAAACCCTGTATCAATGCCCTTGCTTCTACCCCTCTTTGATCCAGCCTTAAAGTTCTTTTTGTACAAGGTTGGCTTTTTAATATAATCATAAAGACCAGATGCCCTTAAAAAAGATTGTTTAAAATATCTTGTTATAAATTCATCAAATGTTGATTCAAAACCTTTGTATACTTCTTCTCCTCCTGGATTTTGAACTTTAATTGGCTTGCTTGTAAAGACCTCTCCACTTGGTCCATTAAATTTTAATACCTTAGATTTAGTTGGTGATATTGTAACTGGTATTCCATTTTCCATAATTCTTGCTTTATCATAAAATGGGGTTGTCATATTTTCTGAAACACTTCGTGACTGCCTAAATGTAGAATTAATAGACAACCCAAGATTACTAACTGTATATCGTAAATCAAATAATCTTGCACCTGGACTACCAGTTTTATTCCATTCATAAACATGGTGCAATGCTTTTGGGTTTGACCTTGCTTGTACATCAATATATTGGGATAGTGATTGAATAACGCCTAACCCTAAGTTATCAAGAAATATTTTTTTACCACGATCCACGCCTTCTAAAAATCCAAAAGAATAATCTACAATATTGTTCATTTGCTTAGTAAAAGAAAGTGTATTTGTATTTACTATCATTAGTCACCTACGGTTTGATTTTCAGTTCTACGCCACAACATTTTGTAGTATTCTATAGAACCAAATGGTCCAGTAAAAGGTTCAACCGTTGCTATTTCATATATTGTTCCTCTACCAGATCTTGGACCTGCTGTCTCTTTATAAATCAAACTATCATTTGCACTTCTTATATTTGTTACGAGTATGTTTGTAGTTGCATTATTTACATTATTTGAAGAAAGTCTGGGGTCATTTTGAGTTCTTGAAATAAGTTTATTTTCATATTGTAAAAATGTTTCTGGTTTAATATCTTCTGTTCCTAGTCCACCAACTGGAGTTGCATTACAAACTATAGTTCTATCATAAACCCAATCCTTTTTAGGTTGCCCATACTCTCCTTGTGTAAGAATAGGGAAATATATATCAGCCTTCATTGGATACATAAAATCTGTAACTTCACATGAATTCATTATAAAACTCCAGGACGAACAATATTATTAACATATTTAGACAAAATCTTGTCTACAATAATATTTCCAGTACCCTCAATCATTCTCTTGTCATACTCAATTTTAAATTGATCAGTGCTGTAGTTTTTTACATACCTTTTATAATAATCTAATCTTCCACATTCAATATCACTAATTAATAACTTTGTCGCATCCTGAATGTCAATTGGAACTACTTTATATCCAGTTTCAACTAGAAAAATATAATCTGCTCCTTCTGCAAAACCAACTCCAGGGGTAATAGACTGTACATTTCCACTATCTTCTGTATCAAATATAGCGAAAGAGTCTGATACTGCAAGTGGAACTCTGGATGGTCTACGCTCTGACCTATTTAAAGAATCTGTTGCTTGAACAGGATCTTTTGTTATTGCTGTTTTATCTTTAGTTATTACGTAATTAAAATCTCCCAGTGCTGGGCCATCAACATCATCAATATCATAAACTAATTCTGCGTTTTCATATGCCTTTAATATTTTATGTGTTCTATCCCAAAGAGGAATATAGTCTGTTTCTTGTCCGACTACTTCAAGATATTTACGGTTATAGTAAAAACCATCAACCATTGTATCAATAATTGCTCTTGCTAAAGACTCATACTCTTTGTATTTTGCAATATCTGTTGCTGAAGTTTTATTGTTTGCTATTGCTAATGCTGTTGGATCTACGTATGGACGCTCAATTTGTAAATTATCTTCAACTACTACATCTCCACGTTCTCCATCAATATCTTCATAAACTGTTACAGCATAAGACTTATCGTATTTAACAAAGTCCCCATCTAATTCATATGTAATTGTTCCTTCTGCAGAAGATGTTAAGCCAGACTCTCCGCTAATTTGCACTTCAAGTTCTGTCTGTTCTGGAACATCTTCAATAACAAGTATGTAATCTGCAGTTTCATCTGGTACCTTATAGGTTACAGATAGTGGATATGGTGGTAAACGAAGTACTATTGACATTATTTTTTACCGTAGTAAGATGCTAACTCTTCAGGTGGTGCTATTCGTACCAGTCTGTGTGTAAGCCACTTTTCCGATGCCTCCTTTGAGACTATGTTATACCCCACTTTTAAAGCACCTAAATTATCCATGTGAAGATTTTTATCTGAATATAGTGCTACCTTGTCTATTAAATTTTCAACGCTATCTGCTTCTTCTACACGCTCTTCTTTGTTTTCTGGTGGAATCCAACTAGCCAAAATTTCTAAAATTTCAAGTTTAGTATTAGCCTCAAATAATTCAATGTTATTTTTCTTTGCATATGCTTTTAATGCCATCACTGTTTTTGTTGATAGTTCTTCTATTGTTAAATTCATAATTCTCCCGTGCTCATTTGTAATTATACCAGAATAAGAATAAGGAGGGTAGTTTTTACGCTACCCTCCCTAATATTTGATCTTTTAGATCTTAGGAATCAGCACTATCTGCGTCAACATAAGCGACTGCATCTAGTTCTTCCCATTGGATACCAAAGCGTACGAATACTGTGTATTCAATTGTATCTTTCTTTGGCTTGTATTCACGGTTTACAGTGATGTCTCTCTGGAAGCCCCATACACGGTTCTGAGGGAATGTTAAATCAACATAACCTGCAGGATAGTAAGGAACCTCAAGAACATCTACACCAAGTACACGAGTTGTACGTGAGTTACCTAGTGTCTGTGCTCCGCCATCAAGATAATCTTGACGGTTTGCTTGAGTGCTACCAGTGCGATCTGAGAACGCTTGTGAAATAGCATCTGCTAATGTACCGTTGTTACGAACAATACCAGCAAAAGCATCAGTACCTGCGTAGAACTTAAGATTGCTCTTAAGTGCACGATACTTACGAGGCATTGCTAATAGCAAGCCTTGCATTACTGATGTTGTGTAGTTGTTGTCTGAAACTGTTGCAGCATATTCGTGAGCAGCATTTCCTACTGTTCCACGAGTTTGCTTTACGAATCCTGGCATGATTGAAAGGAAGGCATCTGAGCCTGATCCTAAACCATTAATAGCAAGATCTTCAATATCGTTTGCGAAAGCATTAGTCATCAAGCGAACTAGATGATCTTCAAGTGCTCCACCTTCAATATTGTCTTCAAGTGCTTCTGTTGATACTTCCCAATCAAGACGAATCTTTTTGGTTGTTAATTCAACTTTTGAAAAAGTTGCACCGATGTTTGTATAATCTGGTGCTCCTTGAGCAGCAGCACGAATTACACGCTCACCAACATTTACCTTTTCAATTTCCATGGTGTTTGCTCTCATAGTAACCTTACGGCCATCTTTAGCGAGAACAGTTGCATCCCATACGTAATCAATAAAACGACGGGCTTGCTCTGGTGCTAGAATACCACCAGCAACGCCTGTTGGACTTACTGCATTTGCTCCAGTTGTTGAACCGAATGCTGCAGTTGCAGTGTTACCAAGTTGTGATCCTACAGACGCTGCTGCAGAATCTAAACCAGTAGCACTACCTACGCCACCAGATACGAATGAGCCTTGAGAGTTAATCTCTGCGCCTGCTCCGCCTGATCCTGGGTAGTTTTTTTCTAGGTCTTTATTTTGTTCCGACATTATTTTTCACCTCCTAGTGATTTTTACCTTAGTTAAATAGGTCGGCATTTGTGAGGAAACGACCGCCCCATAGGGATTTTTGAACCACTTGT